AAAAAAAGGAGACCTTTACTTAGTGGTCCCCTTGCGTAAAACTAATCTTAGAAAATTTGTTGTTAAATCAAGTAATCCATTTTCCTCAAATCTTTTTGTTTTTGCTAACCACTCGGAAGCAGTTAGTAATAGACCAAGAACAATGGTTACTCCCCAGTTAGTTACAAAGCAAGTAATCATGCTTGTGGTGTAAAGAGTTTCTCTTTAACCAATTCAAGAACCACATCATCAATACTATTATCAGTGGATTTTACATACTTAGTTAAAAGTTCAACAACAAGATTTTTAACTGCTGGGTGTGTCGCAATCTGAATCAGAAGTGGTTTTACCACTGCTACTACTGCGCCCATAATGGCCTCCGTGCGAAGAGTGTCCTGGCTTATTTATCAATCTGCTGGTTTAGCTTGTGATCCGGGTCCAGGATTTTCTGGTTTTGGTTTACGAGGTCCTCTATACTTGTTATATCCTACTGCTTTATTGTGAGCACGAACATCAGGTCTCCAATCTTCTTCACCTGGTTCATCAAATTCTCTTTCAGAGATTACATTACCTGTTGGTTCAAAACCAGCATTTTGAAGAGGTGGTAACTTTGCACCAGTTCGTTTTGGTTCTTGTCCTTTTGGATAAACTCTCTTACCTTTTTCACCAGGAAGAATTGGACCTGCCTCAACATTCTCATTAGCAACCATTACGATTGGATTCTTAGCACCCATCGCCCTCAACTTATTCTTGATCAAGTTAATCTTTGCATAATCGCCACGAGTGTCCTTCTTCTTTTCGTCTTCGGATGAGCACTGCTCTTCATTAACCTTAGTCTGATTTTTGACTGTTCTGGGTTTTACTTGTCCTGGCATACCATCACGACTTAATGCATACTTTTTCTCATCTGCTCTCTGAGACTCTTTAGATGGAAAATATCCAGATTCTTCAATCTTTTCAGGAAGACCTTTGTGCTTAGTCTTAGCAAATTTCTTTGCTTCTTTCTTGGTCATACCTTTTGCCGATGCTTCAACCTCAGATGATGCCTCACCTTTTTTCATCTCACCCTTTTTACGGGCATAAACCATTCCCATAAAACGCTGCTGTGCTTTACTCTTTGCTCTTTCAGTAAGAACTTCACCTTCAAGTTCCGTATGTGCATAAACTGCTTTTGGTCCAGTTGAAATAGTTTGAGTTCCATCTTCTGGAGAAATTTTAACAACACCAGAAGAATAATTGTCAACTTTGGTTGGATTTATTTTCTTACCTTGACCTTCTGTACTATCAGTTCCTTCAGCCCACAGATAATCTTCTTTTTTTACATCTTCACCAGGTTCATACCATTTACCATCACCATCACTATCTTGCCAGCGTGGTTCGGATGTTTTTTTATGCTTCTTAGATTTTTTAGATTCGACTAATTTACCCTCTGGTTCAAAATGAGCAACTTGTGTAGTTTTTTTAGTGTCCTTTTTAACAGATGGAAATCCTTTAACTCCATATGGTCTCATCTTCAAAAGATTTAGATTAATCGCATCCATATTTTGTTTGATATCATCAGCATCACCATGAACTCCTTGACGCTGATCACGAACAACTCTTCTTGCTCTATCACCAATTTCACTCTCATCAATCATCTGCCCATCCATTTCATAAGAAGAAGAAACTGTCTTTCTCTTCTCAATGGCAGCACCAATTGCAGCACGACGCTTCATAATGTATTTGTCGTTTGGATCATTGCGCTTTCCATCATTATCAACATCACTATCTTCCCTACCAACTGGATCAAGTTTCTTTCTACCAGGACGACCACCGCCACCAGTAGCACGTGCAGTTTCTTCTCCCCTCTTTCTCTCACCCTCTCTTGGTTCACCATACTCGGTGAGTTCAACTTTCAGACCTTTTGATCTAAGTTGAGTGATTTTTTCACGAGTTCCATATCTGACATAAGAGTTTCCAGTCTTAGGATCTGTAACTCTGATCTTATATTTCTTGTCGTCTAGTCCGTGCAGTTCCTCTAAGTAATCTGGAATTACTTCATCAACACCCTCAACAAAAACCTTAAACATTGCATTTGCAATATTGGTTGCAGCAGCATCTTCCATCATAGGAATAAAGTCTTCTGCAACAGCGGCTTTCTTAGAAACCATTTGTCTTGCTCTTGCCTTTACAGCAGGAATTGCAGTTGATTTAGCAATTCTTCCAAGAACCATTCTTTCTTGAGATGCAGGATCCGCTCTTTTACCTGCTAACATTTTTTTAACTTCATAACGAGAATCATAAACAAGCTGTCTTGCCTTCTTTTCAATGCCAGCAGCAGCATCTGCACCAGGTTTTGCTTCACCACCTTTTCTTGATGGGAGTTCCTCAAAAATATTGTTACTCATTGGAGAAAGATTGATTACTTACTTTTTCTATACTTATTTATGAATTCTCTTCCTGATAGGCGTCCAGGAACCATACTTTCAACATATTTTCTATAAGCATCTGTACCAACAAGTCTTTGATTAGCGGTAACTCCACTTCTGCTTGTAAGTTTTGCTTCCATTACATCCTTAATCCAAGACTTGAACATAATATGATCTTCTGTAACACAGATCAAATAGTTGGTTCCTCTACGAATGATTCTTCCAATCAAACCAGTATTGAGGTTCTCTACCAACTGACCAATCTTAAAGATTGCCTCGCTCAAATAATTTTCACGAAGAGTTCTTTGATCAAACTTAGGAGCAATCTCCCAAACTTCTGCAACTTGATCTTGAATACCCATTGCGGCACGAACAGTATCAAAAACTGCTCTCGCATCTTTTGGTCTCATCTCTGGTGGCATTCCTAGACGGAATGTTTTAAAGTCTCCTTCCGCAGCAGCAAGTCTCATTCTTGATGCAGAAAGACCTTCCACACCTTCAGAATCAGGGTCACGATCACCAGCAGAAACTACCTCAATATTATCAAAGGCATAAAGATTGCCATTGTAATTGTTAGCAAGTTTATTGAATTCATTTACTCTATCAGCACCACCAACGATTCTTACATTCGTATATCCATCATTATGTGCTTTTTTCAGAACATCAAAGATAGTTCTAGTGCTTGCATCATTCATAATCCTTTCACTATGTTGAGGAAACATAGATCTCATAAGTGACACTTTCGTATCAGGATCAAGTGGATTCTTTTTCTTATCCTGACTACGAGAAGGAACAATCATATAATCACTACCTTCCTGTTCTGCCGATGCAGCAGCAGTATCCATCAGTTGAAGATGTCCCAGATGTGGAGGATTGAAACGACCAAATGCAATTGTTAATGTTCCCTTTGTTTTTTCAACAGGAAGGAAATTAACAGGTGGTGCTTCTTGAGCAACTGGTTGAGGAGCAGGTGCCTGCTGTTGCTGTAATGCAGGATCTACAAAATTTGGATCTGAGATATTCTTTTCAGTCTCTGTCTGAGCAGGATCTTTACCAACTCCTTGACGCTTATTATAAAATTTTAATCTACCTTTTTCAGTCTTTGCAACAAACTCCCCATCCTTATACCAACCACCATGACCATCCCCCTGCAACCCAAGTCTTGCTGCTTGTTGGGTAGCAGTTGTTTCGGTTAAAAACTGGAAAAAATTTTTCATTACTTACTTTTCTTATTAAGTTCAACTGATATTGCTCGTTCGTTTGCAATAATGTAGTTTAAGACACTTTGTCTAATCTTTATATATTTATCTTTGTCCTGTTTTTTCTTCTTTGAATCAATTTCTTTTTGCAATGTAGAGTAAACATATAAAGCAAAGTCTTTAAAATCTTTACCTTTGAAATTTTTAATTAATGGTTTGAGTTGATTATTCATTTAACTTACCTGGAAACCAATTCTATCTTCCGTTCTTGTAGCATAGTTAGATGTTCTTAAATAAAGATTTCTTACCAAAGATGTCCCACCACCAACAGAGGCGGTAAATGTTGGTCTTCCAGTTGTCCTGTTCAAATCCAGTTTAGCATAAATTACTCTAGATTTGTTCAAAAAAACTTCAAATATTTCTTTCAAGACCCTATTTTGGGTTCCACTCTTTGACCAACTTTCAATAGATTGTTCACATTGATATCTAATTTCACCATAGGTAACATTTTTTATATTTAATTTACTTTTTTTAGAAGGAATATGTATATTCACAAAATTCTGCCAAATAGAAGGATCAGATATCTTTTTATTTGATTGTGGTCCACTTGTATAATTTGCGTTTATATCAGCAATACAAGCATCGGTTATCTCATTGTTACTTTGAATAATTCTCCAAGTGTAAAAAGGACCGTGTACTGTGGCCTTTCTACCTCTCTCATCTGCCAGTGATTGAAGAACTCTATACTCAGTCGTTGAAGTTAAATTATATTCTGTAATATAAGGAATAACGAATTGAGGTTTAACCTGGTTAGAAACACCTCTTGCAGACTTAGCAGATATCAAATATTCATCATTACCAACTATTAATTTATAGTCATACAATGTTCCACTACCAGGAGACATATAAATCGATGCTCCACCCAAACCAGCAGTATTTACTATTCCACTCAATATACCATCTCTGTTTCTAGCACAAGCTAGTGCCCCAATCACTTCTCCAAAAGAATTTTGCAATGGACCCCAAGGAAAATTATCCATTTTTATACCACTATAATTACCATAACCTTCATAAGCATAATCTAACAATTCATAAAGATAATCAAACAATTCTCCCGGAATATCATTTCTGGAATTCAGTGCAGAAATTATAGTATTATAATAGTCAACACTTGAAAAAAATGTTTGATTTGCTAATCCGAAACTTGATGGACTCAATCTTATTGACTGTGCCTGTGCAGAATTTGGTTTAACAAAATAATCTACATTTCCATAATAAACTTCACCGTCAGCAGTTCTGAATGCTGCTCTCAAATGATTCTCAGTTAATGAATCAATATAAGTGACCTCTGTTCCTGGTGATAAAGCACCTGCTGCTTGAAAAGAACCAGAATCATTCTTAGCAAAGACACTAACGGTCTTTTTTACAGTAGTTTGGTGATCACTTCCTTGCCAGTTTCTCTGGAAGTTTATAATACCAGAACTTGCCATTTTTGAAATATTTAGTGCCCAAAAGAGGACTTGAACCTCCACAGATATTTCTACAGGAACCTAAACCCTGCGCGTCTACCAATTCCGCCATTTGGGCAAAGTGGAGAATAGGAGATTCGAACTCCTGACCTCCTGAATGCAAATCAGGCGCACTACCAACTGTGCTAATTCCCCAGAAAACCCCGAAGGGTCATTTATTTAGTCAATGACATCAATATCCTCAATTTGATCATCAAGAATTTGCATAACTTCTCTAAGATTTACAATCCTGATTGGAGGATATTCTTTACTATATCCTTGTTGAGCTTGATAAACTGCCTCTCGCACAGCATTGGCAGTTCCAAAATCCATTTTGAGAATAACTTTTTTCATCGATCGTCAGCAGCGCGGTTCTCAGAGAAATAAACATCAAAAGCACCCTCAGGATAACGCTTCAGAAGTTTTTGAACATTGCGAGCAACTACATCATCGAGAGTAGTATCCAGTGCCATACATGCCTGAGCAACATACCACATAATATCACCCAGTTCAATAATCATATGCTCTCGATTATCTTCATTGAATGGTTTACCCTGGAAGATCATTTTCTTGACGATTTCCATAAACTCCCCACCTTCAGCATTGATACCAACAGCAGCAGTCAGGAGTCGTTCAATATTAGCACCCTTTTCATCAAGAGCAACTAGACGATCGGAGAGGGCAAGAAAGTCCTTCGATGCATCAGAAGTTACGGCATCGACAAACTCAGCATACTTATCAAAATTAACGTGTTTAGCAGTTTCAGTCATAGTGTATTCGGTATATCCGTTTTCTAGTGTTTTTTTATTGATTGAAATAGTCATTAAAATTTAAATCCTTCAAACGACTTTTTAGGTTTCTTGTCTTCGTAATCATTATACTCGTCTTCGTTTCCAGAGTCAAGTATGTCTTTTTGTGCGGACTGCTCACAATCGTACAGTCTCATTTTAGCACGGTCAATACCCACAATAAAACGCTTGTAGATAGTGGGATCATTGTATCGATTCTTCAATTGCTTCACCATAATCTGTCCCAACCCCTCCAACTCTTCAGTGCTAATAAGGGCAAACATAAGATCAGCAGTAGCAGGAAGACCAAAGGACTCTGAAGTATCAGTAAGTTCAACATCAGAGTTGCCATAACCACTGCGGGTAGTCTGGGTAGCAGAGACAATGGGAACATTGAATTCCACCGCCAAACCGCGAAGTTCCTCAGCAATTGCTTTAATATATGAATATGAATTGACAGAAAGATTTGACTTATACCTGCTGGAAGCACAAATATTAAGGTAATCAATGAAAATAATATCAGGTCTAAATGACTTTTTGAGAGAAAGTTCATTGAGAAGTGCCTTAAAATGTCCCGAATGAGCAGAAGCAGTTGGATACTCTTTGATAATTAAAGTTCCTTGTGTCTTCTTTGAGATATTTGTAACCTTAGTTTCAAACGTCTGTCTAGGAAGATCTACCAGTTGCTGAATCGGAACGTTGAGAAGGTTTGCATCAATACGCTCAGCAATTTTCTCCTCTGCCATCTCCATTGTAATGTAAAGCACATTACGTCCGTTAAGCACACAGGCGCTAGCCATATGACACATGAAAAGAGACTTACCAACACCTGTCCCAGCAAGAGCGATATTAAGAGTCTTATTAGGAAGACCACCTTTTGTAATTTTATTAAAGTATTCGATATCAAAAGGAATACGGTTTTCTTTCCTATGATATGACTCGTATCGTTCCTCATAATCTTGAAGATAATCATGTCCAATATGGTTATCAAAAGATACTGCTAGGGCATTAGATAAAATTGAAGGAATTGCATCCCTGTTCTTTTTTTCATCTTCACCATCTGCAATATGGATTGATTCCATAAGTGCCAAGTATATAGCGCGATCACGGCACCACTTCTCAGTAGTATCCAACAACCATTGCCCATCAACAGGAAAATCATTTAGAGATTTTGTAATTTCACGAATCTCTTTAATTTCACTGTCAGAAAGATCAGTACGATTTTCTACTTCAATATTGAGTGCTTCAATAGTAATAGCAGAACCATACTTGACAATAAAATTTACTATTTCTTGAAAGATTATTTTTTCAGTTCTTTGTTCAAAGTAATTTGGTTGTATAAAAGGAATTACCTTTCGTGAATAATTTTCATTGAATACCAGGTTTCTGAGAATAGTTGTCTCAATTCGTTCCATAAGAGAATTGTTGTTTCGCGGCAGCATCAAGTTGCTGCATTACTTCTTCGGTAAAATACTGGTCTGGGTTTTTCAGGATTTCCTTCGCATAAAGTTTTTTACCATTAATTTCATAACGCCCTGCAACGTTCTTCCACATTCCTGCCTGCTCGCCAAGTTCAAGAAGACCGTAATAGCGATCAAGACCACGTTCATCATAGTAAAGACGAACTTCAACGTCTTGGTTCTCCTTACTTAAACGCGACTTAGCAGTCTTTGCTTTGATAATGTTTCCAATGACTTCTGTTCCATCCTTTTCCTTTTTCTTACTGAGATAAATGATAGTAGAAGCGGCATACTTAAGACCGCTGCCACCGCCCATCTCCTTAGTAGGAACATAAGCACCGATAACATCATAAGTATGGTTGGTTACAATCATTGGAATGTTTGCCTGTCCCAACTTAAGAGTGAGCATACGGAAAGCACCTTTCACAAGTTGCGATTTAGTCATATCACGAACTTGCTTATCATTTAGTGCGTCAGTAATCTCTTTCTCGGTGGAAAGCATTCCCAAAGAGTCTAACACAAACATACAAGGTTTGCGTTCTCCTTCAGGTTTTTTTAAGTAAATATCTACTGCCTTGAGTGCTTTTCCACGAAACTCTTCAATAGTAACAACATTGACAACCACAAGACGAGAAGTATCAATTCCACGAGATTCTAATAGAGATTTAGTGATAGCAGCCTCAGTGTCAAAGTAGAGACAATAACCATCGGCATGAGTATCAAGAAAGTTCTTAACAACGGCGAGAGAGAAAAAAGTCTTTCCAGTAGAAGACTCTCCAGCAATAGCAGTAATCTTATTCCCAGATACACCACCAAATACACTACCTGAAACCAGTGCATTAAAAATGTATGAACCTGTATCAACATAAGTCTCAGTCTCATCAATATCGGAGGCAAGTTTAGTATACTCACCACCAACTTCTTTTACAATTTCTTTTAAAAAGTCCATCAGCACACCATCCCGTATTCTTCACGAAGTATTTTTTTATAAGGTAAACCTTGTTCTCGGAGTTCTTTTACCAATTTCATTTTATGATATAAAGCAGAATCTCCTCCAAAACCAAGTGCATTTACAATTTTTTTCAGTTCTTCATCATTAATAGGCAAATCCATTAGGCAAAAAATAGTTCAAGGTTTACAGTTTTTTCCACATTCCATCCAATAGAATCGAGGATAGATTTCAGCGGTTCTACAAAACTCTTTTCAAATTGTAGTTCATAGTCAATGTATTTGTCAAGACCAAGTTCTTTGGGAAAATCTTGAATGAATGAGATAATATTCTCTTGTATAATATTAGGTTTCTTCAAATACACAAACTTAATCTTCTCACCATTAGCAATAAGAGAATACTTATTGGTAAGTTTTTTCTCCTTTATATAATGATTGAAAAGAAGTGCTCCACGAATATGAATAGGTGTCCCCTTGTTGTAGATATCTGATGCTGAGTGATACTTACGAACGTCAGAAGCAGTTCTTGGAAA